TGAGAAAACTAAATGTATTAATCGCTTGTGAATTTAGCGGTGCTATCCGCAATGAATTCCGTAAGTTGGGTCACGACGCCATTAGTTGTGACCTTGTAGAGTCTTTAGACCACTCTCCATACCATCATGTAGGGGACGTGCGTGACATCGTACACTATCATCCTTTAAATGGTGAGCCTTGGGACTTAATGATTGCCCATCCGCCTTGCACTTATCTCACAGTGAGTGGTAATAGATGGTTCAATCCAGAGTATGCAGACAGATTCCCCGATAGACCTCGACAACGTCAAGAGGGTATTGACTTCTTCATGGAGTTATACAATGCTGACATACCACACGTAGCCATTGAAAACCCAATCGGTATCATGAGTACTGAGTTTCGCAAGGCTGATCAGATTATTCAACCATGGCAGTTTGGCGATGAAGCACAAAAGTCAACTTGCTTATGGCTTAAAAACTTGCCTCAGTTGGAACACACCGATGTAGTAAGCAAGGGTGAGTTTGTTGAGTGGGTAGACAAGAGGACGGGCAAGACAAAACGCCAAGCTAAGTGGTATTTGGATGCGTTATCTAAAAGCCCAACAGAAAGAGCTAAGATACGCAACACTACATTCCCCGGAATCGCCAAGGCAATCGCAGAACAATATTCAAACTTTATATTAAACAAATGAAAAACCTAATTATCGCACAAGTTGAGGCATCAGACCGCAACATTTACCTAACCATCGAGGATGGCTCATTGGTATCCGTTAACTATTCACAAGGTTTGGGAGATATCGATCTCCACTTCCTTCAGACCCATGACGAAAATCTCACAAATGCTGTGGTTCAAGAACTTATTAGATTGGGAGATGAGCTTTATTCACCGCAATATTTCTTTCCTTCGCCTTATTGGGATCAGCAAGTAAATGCCATCGACAATGCAATATGGATGGTTCTTGATGAAGAAAACAAACAAGCAGAACTTATTGAAACAATAGAAAAATTAGAAAAACAATTAGTAGAATTAAAAAACAAATTAAACTAAACATTATGGGACGTTATTATTCAGGAGACATCGAAGGCAAATTTTGGTTTGCTTTACAATCATCAAATTGTGCCGACCGATTCGGCAGAGAAGGACAAACGCCATCCTACTTGGATTATTATTTTGACATTGACGACTTGCCAGAAGTTGAGGCAGAAATTCAAAGGATTGAATCAACATTGGGTAATGTTAAAGAAAAAATAGATAAATTCTTTGAAGAAAACAATGGCTACAATGAGGAAAAGCTTAAAGAACATGGTATTACCATCCACCATTTGTCTGAATATGCTGACTTGCTATTGGGTTATCAGATAAAAAATGCAATTAATGAGAATGGTGCATGCCAATTCACAGCAGAATTTTAAACAAAACTAAATTAAAATAAACAACAATGAGCACAAGAACAATTAAAATCACAACAACTAGAACCTACACAAAAACAGCAGTAGTAGAAATTTCATATCCAAATCTTAGCGATGGATATCCTATAGCATTGGATGGGGTAGGAGACTATCTTTACTACAATGAACGATTGTACCAAGAGAAAATGGACAACGCCTTGAGTGAGGCAGAATTAGAAGGAAATTTCGAGTTCGATAATACACGCTATGATGTAGTCGAAACCGAAACGCTAACTAAAAAAATATACGAAGGTACATTGTAAAATAAACTTGCATAAGTCACATAACATAACTAAATTTGAATTTTATGAAACACGAAGAAGCAATTAAATTAATTAAAAGCGGTAAGTTTTTCTCCGCAGAATTCATCAAGAAAGATGGCACTTTAAGACAAATCGTAGCACGTACTGGTGTGCGTAAGTACCTAACAGGTAGAGGCAGAACTTGGGATCCCGAAGAAAAGGGATACGTCACAGTATGGGACACTCAAAAAGCAGAGTACAGAATGCTTAATACTAACACATTGTTAAAAGTAAACGGAAACAAATTATCATGAACACAAGTAAATTATTCAGAGAGTTAGGAGAAAAAGGCTACGCAGTTAGCACTTGTCTTATGTGGAACAGAAGAGACGTTGACTCTGCACTTTCAAGTATAGGAGTTGATATGTTCGAAAGGTCTTGTCTTTCTGACACAGACAAAGAAATATTATTAAGCGAGTTCTTTGATTCAATCGAGGACCAGATAACAGAAACAATCGGAGGGCTAATGCTTGATTATTTTAGCCAAAGAATAAAAGAAAAGAAACCACTTAATGTATCAGAGCAACCATTTTAATTATGAACTTAAAAGAATTATTATCAGAAAAGGGAGTAGTACTTCGAGACGGAGTGTTATTAGATACCGACGATGTGAAGCACTTGTCTAACTACACAAACGAATCGCACGGAGAATTAATCCGTGCTTTGGAAGAGTTTTACGAGATGTATCATCAACGCGTATACAATTTTCAAATTGAATTGTTTGAAGAATTTTTAGAGCATAAATCAAATGAAAGCAATGGACTTAACTAAAGACCCGTACGATTCCGAGATAGAAATGTACGAAAAGATTTTATTAATTATTAAACAACTAACGAAATGAAAGTATTAGAATTATTTGCTGGGTCACGTAGCATCGGTAAGGTGTGTGACGAATTGGGTCATACGGTTTGGTCTTGTGATTGGACGGAATTTGAGGGCATTAATTATGTAGCAGACATATTAGACTTCGACATAAACAAAGTCCCATTCATACCTGATGTAATATGGGCATCTCCGCCATGTACTACATTCTCAGTTGCATCTATAGGTAAGCATTGGAATATGGATCGAGAACCAAAAAGCGATGAGGCTATATTGGGTATGCAGATACTGAATAAAACAATTGACATAATTCACATGTACAAACATTACAACCCTAAGTTGATATGGTACGTAGAGAATCCACGCGGTATGATGCGTAAGGTCAGAGTGTGGAATTGGGTATCTCACATTAGACACACCGTTACCTATTGCCAATACGGAGACACACGAATGAAACCAACTGACATATGGACTAACGACAAATCATGGACACCAAAGAAGCCTTGTCAGAACGGAGCAACTTGTCACATATCTGCTCCACGTGGCTCAAGGACTGGCACTCAAGGACTGAAAGGTTCGTACAATAGATCGCAGATTCCATACCCACTATGTAAAGAAATAATTAAATCATCATGTACATACCTAAAAGAGATAGAGACGCCATTAGGCGTATAGAACACGCAATCAATTACGTGACCGGGGTAGATAGAGACGTCTACCTCGACACACGTAAAATGAATAGAGAGAACAGAGTTCTAAGATATACTTGGATTTACGAAGTATATAAACGAACTTTGCTAGGTACAGTTTCTATATCAGAACTAATAGGTCGTAATCAATCTAATGTAACTAGGGCTATACAAGCAGTAAATGTTTGGAAAGAAAACACCAACAAAAAAGAATACATACTATATAAAGAAATATCAAATGAAATCGAAAAGAACTTTAACACCAGAACAAAAGAAGAAAGTAGAGTTAGCGATAGAGTCTATTGAACACTGCTCAGGTCTTGACAGAGATTATTGGATGATAACAAAGACAAGGCACGCTCCTTCTGTTGTATGTAGAAAGGTACTCTCATGCATTCTGCACTCAAAACTAAAGATGAACTTATCAGAGATAGGGGGTCTTGTCGATTGCGATCACTCATCAATCATACATCATATTAGGTCAGTAGACAATTGGTTTGAAATGCCCCAGGTGTATGAAAAAGAAATAGACATGCTGAGCCAATGCATGATGGAGTACACATCTTCATTCGGCGATGATACATACATAGATAGGAATGGTAATAAATGGATAAAGAGTCATGCTTAAAATAGATAATAAAACACTGGAGGTAAAAAGAGTTTTTAATTACAAGATTCCTTTTTATCTGATGTTTATTTTAAATGTATTTTGTTTGGTTTATATAGCAAGGCAAGAACATGTAACAAAGAAGAAAACTCGTATCATATTCAAAACTGATACGATGATAGTGGAACGCAAGGATGTGGCGTTGAACGATTCTGCAATTGCTAAAGAATTAACAAGGTTAGGTTGTGTTCTTCCTAATGTTGCTATTGCTCAATTTAGAGTTGAGACTGGAAATTATAAATCAGCCATTTGTAAAGAGAACAAGAACTTGGCGGGTATACGAAATAGCGCTAGTCCATTAAGTATTGGAAAGAACAGAGGGCACAATGCCTATAAAAGCTACAGAGACTGCTTAAAAGACTATATAAGAATACAAAACAAATATCTTAAAAATATTGATGGTAAGTACGCTGAAGCTGAAGGATATGTTAAATTAATAAAATCAATGAAAAAATGAATAGAGAAGATTTATGGAAGGAAGCAACCCAGGACGGAATCGTATTAAAGGGAGACAAGCACAAGTATGCTATACACAACGGTGTAAAGATTGAAAGGTACGATAATGGATTGATAGTTTTATATACGACTATGCGAGGTGGTGAGTTTTATAAAAAATTGACAGATCAAGAAATGATTCCATTCTTTTCACATGGGTTCTTTATGGCATCTTTGATGTTGGCTATAAAAAATGCTGAAGACCATATAAGTGTTTATGAAAGCGGTCAAGGAAGCAAAAAAGCATCTACATGGAGAGAAATAAAAGAAAATTACGAAAAAAAATTAAAATCAAAAAATGGCAGTTAAAATTAATGACATCGTAGCCGTATCTACATCTAATGGTGTTCGTTTCGGAAAGGTCGTAGCAAGTGAAAAAAACAAAGTAAGCGTTGTTGTTGGAGGTAACGTAATAACCGCAGATCCAAGGCATGTAAGCAAGGTTTATGAAAAAAACTTATTAAAAAAACTAATTAATAAATTATGAAAAAAGATGCAATTAACCCAGATCACTACAAGTTAGGAGAAATTGAATGCATAAAGGCAATAGAATCTGCAATTGTTAATAAAAAAGGAATAGAAGCCTATTGTGTTGGCAATGTTTTAAAGTATCTTTGGAGATACGAATCTAAGAATGGTATAGAGGACGTTCATAAGTCCATATGGTACGCAAATCACTTAAAAGAAAATTTAATAAAAAATGAAAACATCAGAAAAAACAACGAACTTGACACAGTCGATGTTCCAGTTCCAACAAAAAGTACAGAAAATCAAGAAGGATTCGAAGAACCCTCATTTCAAGAGCACTTATGCAAGTCTAGCAAACATTCTCGATGCAGTAATGCCTGTGTTAACGGAATGTGGAATTCTAGTAACACAAGCCCCAATGGGGGGTGTATTAATTACGAGATTGACTCACTTTGAATCGGGTGAATACATCGAATGTGAACACGATTTAGTGATGAAAGACCCGAACAATCCCCAAGCTATCGGATCTGCCATGAGTTATGCTCGTCGTTACAGCTTGACATCTATGTTGGTTTTGAACATTGACGATGACGATGCTGTCGCTGCGTCTACAGTACCTAGCCAAAAAGCAAAACCACCTAAAGACGTTCTAACAATGAACAGCAAAAGATGGAAGGCTGCGGAAACAAAGATTATCGAATGGATTGGTCTTGGGTACGACTTAGAAGCAATAAAGAACGAAGTAAAGTCATACTACACATTGGGAGATGACGTTATTCAGTTCATTAAAGACCAGCATAATGATTGATAAATTAAGAAGCGATGAGAATTATTACGGAGAATATGGTAAGAAGTATTTATCTAATTCTGATATTGGCACTCTGCTTAATAATCCTAGAGCCTATGGTGTTCAGAGAGAGAAAACTCCAGAGATGGTTAAAGGAAGTTATCTACACACCCTTGTCCTTGAGCCTGAAAAGGCTAAAGATTTCAGAATCATATCTTCTTCTAGTCGTAATACTAATAAGTACAAAGAGGAATCTGAAGGCGAATTATTATTACTACAGTCGGAAGCTGAAGAGATTCAGCAAATGGCTGATAAAATAGACAAGAACTTTGAGTTGTATAATTTGGTTCATGTTGGAACGAATGCCTACGAGGAGCCAGCCGTTGGAGAAATCTTCGGCGCTCCTTGGAAGGGTAAAGCTGACGTGTTAAAGGATGACATAATTGTCGATCTCAAAACCACATCTCGAATAGATGACTTTAAGTTCTCTGCTAAAAAGTACAACTACGATTCTCAAGCTTATGTTTATGAGAAGTTGTTTGGCGTCCCTGTTGTATTCTTAGTAATAGAAAAGGGTAGCATGCGAACAGCGGTGATTGAATGCTCACATAGGTTCCTTCAAGGGGGCGAGCAAAAGGTTATCGCTGCGGTAAATATATGGGCTAAGTTCTTCGGGCCAGAAGCAGACGAAGACGTAAATCAATTTGTAAACCATTTAACACTATAAAATATGGCACAT